TCCTGCGGAGCAACTTGGAGACCTTTCGACGAAATCCAATGTTCCGTCCAGGGGAGTGGGTTATTCTTTGCGGGTACGTCATAGAGTGGTTTAAGTCCGATTGCTTTCATTCTGCGATTGGCAATCCATTCGACATACTGCTGAAGCAGTTTATCGTTCAAACCAATCATAGAACCATCTTTGAACAGATACTCTGCCCAAAGTTTTTCTTCGTTCACAGTCTTCTCAAACATAGAGTACAACCAACGTTGCTCTTCCTTGAAGATCTGTGCCATATCAGGATCATCACCTTCTCTCCACTTCTTCAATATGTTTTGAGTGATCGCAAGATGCAGATTTTCATCGCGAGCGATAAGTGAGATGATTTTAGCGGATCCTTCCATAAGTTTAAGTTCACCAAATGCAAAACTGCAAGCGAAACTAACATAGAATCGGATACCTTCTAAAATGTTGACATTGGCAACTGCTCTAAAGAGTTTGCGTTTGAGTTCATATCTTGATTCTTGTGCATAAGGAACTTCTTCCAATGCGTGTTTCCAATCATTGGTACTATCATATTGGTGTGCTGCATTCACAAAATCATTGTATGCTTCAGTCACACTCATTGCACGTTCAACAATGCGATCATCAGTCAGAATGTGATCAAATACATCTGAAGGATCTGCATACACATTCTTGATGATATGAGTGTAAGAACGACTGTGGATCATTTCCATAAATCCCCAGACTTCCATACACGCTTCCAATTCAGGTAAAGAGCAGTAGGGAATGAATGCCATTCCAGGACCACGACCCTGAACAGAATCAAGCATAATCTGATATTTCAGGTTAGAGGTGAAGATATGCTTCTGTTCAGGACGGAGAGTTTGATAATCTGCACGGTCTTTCTGAAGGGATACTTCCTCAGGTCTCCAGAAGTATCCTAACTGCTGCGTTGTGAGTTTGTCAAAGATTGGATACTTATATGAATCATATCTCTGAATACCCAATGGTTGACCAAAGAACATTGGTTGTTTCTTGGTATCAACAGGATTCTGATTGAATACTGTCATAGAATCGACCTTTGGTCTTTCCTCTTTATTTGTCTTAAATTTTACAAGACTCACAGTCATCCTCCTCTGCGTTTTCTAAGTCTGAAATTAAACCGTCAAGAGACTCTTTTGTCTCTTCAACTTCATCTGTTTTGAAGTCATATGTGTTCTGATAGTATGAAGTCTTCCAACCATATTTGTATGTGGTCAAAAGATCCTGTGCCATTACAGATACAGGCACTTCATTGTCTGGGTAATGGAGTGGATTATAACTCCAGTTGCCAGAGATTGCCTGGTCAAAGAACTTTTGCATTACAGCAACAATATTAATATAACCTTTGTTAGAAGTCATATCCCAAAGTAGGGTGTATGCATTCTTCAGAGTGCCATATTGTGGAACAATCTGCTTAAGAGGTCCTTTCTTTGATTTTTTAATGGACAGGTATCCTCTAGGTGGTTCGATTCCGTTAGTGGCATTTGACACAACGGAACTGCTCTCCGAAGGCATTTGTGCGGACAATGTTGAGTTCCGTACACCGTATTTGAGAACCTCAGATCTAAGGCGGTCCCAATCGTAGGTAAGCTCATTCTGTACTATTTCATCCACGTCATGCTTATATGTATCAATCGGAAGAATTCCATTTCCATACTTTGTTCGGCTGCTATACGCACAAGCACCTTTTTCTTTTGCAAGATTTACAGTGGATTGGATTAGGTAATATTGGAACGCTTCTGTGAGGTCGTGAACCGCCTTCCAGGCGTCTGAATCATCATAAGAGTATCCTTGCTTCGCAAGGTAATGTGCAAGACCAATATAACCGATTCCAAGAGACCTGCGACTCTTTGTAGCAATCTCTGCTGCTTTGACAGGATATCCTTGGAAGTCAATCAGTTCATCAAGTGCTCTGACAGACAAATCACAAAGAGACTCAAGATCTTCATTCTTGTGAATTTTGCCGATGTTGATAGCAGAGAGAATACAGAGAGCAATTTCACCTTCACCATCAATATGCTGAAGAGGTTTGGTAGGCAGAGTAATTTCCTGACACAAGTTACTCATCTCAACTTTGTCCAAGAAAGATGAATGAGTGTTACAGTGATCAATATTCATAATATAAAGACGACCAGTTTCGGCACGTTCTTTAAGAATATTCAGAATCAGATCTTGTGCCCCAATAGTCTTGCGCGGAACTGATCTATCAGATTCATAACTTGTATAGAGATCATCAAACGATTCAGTGCCAAAAGCATCGTAAAGACCTGGAACATCGTGAGGTGAGAAGAGGGAGATCTCTGCGTTTTGAATAAATCTTTCGTAGAAAATTTTTGAGATTTGAATCGAATAGTCAAGTTTTCTGACACGGTTATCCTCCGTTCCTTTGTTGTTCTTAAGGACAATAATATCTTCTATTTCTTGGTGCCAGATTGGGAAGTGGACAGTCGCTGAGCCACCTCGTATTCCATTTTGTGTACAGCAGCGGACAGTTGATTCAAACTTTTTAAGAAAAGGAACAACACCTGTGTGTTGAACTTCACCGCCTCGGATTTTAGCGTTGATGCCACGGATTCTGCCTGCGTTGATGCCGATACCCGCCCTTTGTGCAACGTATCTGCCAATAGCCATATCGCTAGTAAAGATACTATCGAGGGAGTCATCAACGTCAACAAGGACGCAGCTAGCATATTGTCTAAGTGGCGTTCTAACTCCTGCCATGATGGGAGTTGGAATGTTGATTTTGTGCCTTGAGATTGCATCGTAGTATTCCTTTACGTATTTCAAACGTGACTCTTTTGGATACTTAGAGAAGATTGTCGCAGCAATCATCAAGTACATAAACTGAGGTGTCTCATAGAGAGCACCGGTGCTTCTGTCCTGCACAAGGTATTTGTCAACAACTTGACGTAAACCTGCATAGGTAAAAAGCATATCGCGACTGTGGTCGATATATGACTCAAGTTTATCAAACTCTTCACTAGTATAAAGATTCAGAATCTCCGAATCATATACACCACGCTCTACACAACGCTCTGTGTGGACTCTCACAGTAGGACTTTCGTGCATCCTACCAAACAGTTGCTTACGAAGGGCAAACAACAGCAGACGTGCTGCTACGAACTGGTAATTAGGATGATCCAAGTCGATCAAATCAGAAGCAGAACGAATCAAGATCTCTTGAATTTCTGCTGTTGTAATACCATCATAGAATTGAATGCCTGACTGCATCTCAACTTGAGAAGCAGAGACACCTGCAAGATCTTTGCAGGATTCTTCCACCATTACGTGTAATTTATTTAGATCAAGAAGTTCAGTTTTACCATCTCTCTTAATAACCTTTGTCCCGTTGCTCATACCTTTTTCCAATTGTTGAATTTAACTTTTGCTTCTAAACCTTGATATGTATTTGATTCTAACACACACATAACGTTATGTCCAGAGAGAACCATATCGTTGATATCTTTTTCAATAATATTGTTTGGCCAGATGATTACCTTCTCTCCTCTATCGATGAGTTTGGAAATTCTGTTGACGATTTCTCTATTCCTAGGTTCATTATCAAGAACCCAAATATAATCGCTCCAATTAAACGACCGAATATCAACATCGGACCCGCACATAGCAACAGCGTTTTCCACGAACGTGGAGTCGAAGGGTCCTTCAACGATGTAGATTGGTTTCTTTTCATCGATTTTTTCAAGTCCGTATAGTTTCGGAGAATCATCTTCCAACATCACAGTGATATATTTAACAGAATTAGGAGTTAGACTTCTTCCTTGAAATCCCATTAAATTTTTACCTGTACCATACATCGGTATGATGATACGTGGTTCATCCCTATACGTAGAATCGAACGTTTGTTTTTTAGTATTTGTCCACTTCTTGAATGTGTCTGTGAAGTAAAACTTATCAGGATTTAGTTTACGTTTTTCAAGATATTCCCTAGCATCAGGATTCTCAGATGCCTTTGGTAGATCTAACTTTTTCTTAAATACGGGTTTCTTGAAAGTAAATGTTGGTTCTTCAACAACAAAATTTCTACCAGTATGACCTTCCTTAAACTTCTCAAGTGTATATTGCTTGTGAAGAGTAGTATCAATCTTCTTCACAAAATTGTTGAACGATAAACTAGCACCACAGTTGTGGCACTTGAAATTAGTGTTATTCTTCACGACATAAAGATACCCCCGACACTTGTTCTTGTTCTTCTGTGAGTCACCACAGATAGGGCATCGGAAGTTATAGAGGTCAGGTTTGACCTTTTTAAATTTCTGTAGACGTGAAGAGACCAGACTAATATATTTGGAATCAATCAGATCCATTACAAAGGTCTTTTACTATTCCTGTATTATAACCTGCGGAGCACTGGGAGTCAAGATGTTTCCTAACACTTTCTGACCTGGCACACTGACAATAAATGAGATGACGATCAGACCACCAGCAATGGTCCACATCTTCTTTTCCATCAGACGAAGACGTTCATCAATTTTTCTTATATCTCTTTCACATCCTTTCTTTATTTCGTCTGCTCTTCTGTTGACTTCTCTATGTACGCTTTCTACTTTCTCAAATAGTACAGCGTCGATTCTATCTTGTTTCTCTAATTTTTCGTTATGAACAGCAAGTAGTTGTCCCATCTTCACAGAGTTATCCTGTAAAGACTCCACAACTCGTTCTAGTCTTTCTAGAATTGCTGTATTGACTCCAGCAGTGTCATCCATTGTTCATCCACCATTTTCTCATTCCTTTCTGATAGATATATTTCTTTTTCTTGTTTCTTACAGGAGGAGTAAAATTTGGATCGTAATTAGAAGCTTCTACAGAACCAGCGATACCGCCAGCACCCATAGACATTGTAGGTGCATCCTCTTTAAGAGTCCTTATAATATCAATAACTCTATTAATATCCATTAGAGTGAATTTAACTCTTGTAAACAGTTGTAGTCTGGTTCGATATTATTAACAACAGTCTGCGGATAATCTGGGACTCTCTTTAAAAAGACTAGAAAACTTTTTATAGATGGCCAAAGATCTTCCTCTAAGTTGTAGAACAACAGAGGGACTGTAGCATCATTAAAAACATTGAATAAGATAATTAAATGGTTGAGAATCAGGTGAACCTTAAGTTCACCCGAATTCCTATATCTTTTTAATAAACGTTTTACGTACCTTATCCGCTTCAAGTCAGACTCAAAGTCATCCCTAGTAACTGATTGTGGGTTATCGTAAAATTTTATAGCGAAGAGCATATAATTGCTCTCATTCAATTCATCAAATCTCATAAATCACCCTAGTTATCAGCTATCTGGGAATTGAGCATCATCGGTTGCGTCGTTAGTGATGCTGCTGCTAGCGACAAGAACTTCAGACTTAACTCTAAAGTTTCCGTGCTGGTCAGTATATGTAGTAACGCCAACCCAACCAGCGTGAGCAGGAGCATACTTACGTGCATTACCAGATGCTGCGTTTGCAACACTTTGCTCGGTAGTATCTACGCCAAAGACTTCTCTATTGACATCGCCATTAGCAACTGGTGCCTTGTAGTTGGTGTCGCTGATAGAGTAACCAGGTTTCTGCGAAATCTCATAAGAGGTTCCAGCAGGAATAGTGTTAGTGCTATCCGAGATCAGGAATTCTGTGGATGCAACAGTTACACTAGTGTTACTGGCAACAGACAGAACAACTGCCGAACCATAAGTAGCACCAGCACCAACTGTAATTACATCACCATTATTGAGTTCAAACCCAGAAGTGGCGAAGGTAGTACCCGAACCAGTAATGACTCCAGTACCTAAGTTAACGGCGATCGTACCCTTAGAATAACCGATCTGGTCTTTATTGCCCCAAAGAGCCATGTTCCCTTACCTATAAATTCTTTATATCAATATTTATAAAAATCTTCAATCGCGTGATTTAATCGCCGCTGTAACTGTTTCCAGCAGTTTATCATCCATATCAGTCTTGGTCAGTTTAACTGCTTTACCAAGAATGACAAGACAGATGTCAATCAATTTCTCACCAAGTTCCTCATCATCAGGAAGTTTAGCGACTGCATCAGAGATAATTTTTGATGCGAGGGGAAGAAGAAATCCTAACATAATGGTAGACCATCAAAGTTCTACCATTATATAGCTCAAGATTCTCTTTTCTTAATAGTTCCACCAATTACTGAACTACCACCATACCTTGCTCTCAACTCTGCCGCAACAGTTTCGATTGCAGTCTTTTTAGTTGGATGTGGTTTTGGTTCTGATGTTCCCTTCTTACCTGCAAGGTTTGGTTTAGCAGGTGGTCTGCTGTAATCAATATTACCACCAACACCACCGCGTTCCATACGACGATCCTTCATTCTATCAGAATCTTCTTCGCTCACCATTTTTGCAGTGTCAGCGGATGCTATCCTAGCATAATCCTTATTAGACTCTTCTGAATCCTGCATAATCATTGGATTTTTGAGACCCATTGCTCTCAACTTATTCTTAATAACTTCTCTAGGTGCTCTATCACCACGAGTATCTCTCATTTTATCCTTTTCCTTACCATCCTTACATTTACAAGGACCTGTTCCGTGTTTAGGACAAATTGTACTCATCTCTTGGAAGAGATCAAGTGCTTTACTTGGAACGTGACCTGCCTGAAGGGTTGGTTTTTGAATTTGTGGATCAGATCCGTCTTTTGGGAAAACACTAACAATGTTTGACTCACCCGACTTCATTACATCAATCTTTTTTCCGTTTCTTGGTCCTGTAAGTGTGGTTCCTTCTTTTACATTTTTACCACCCATCTGGTCCTTACCTTTAGCACCAGCGATTACGTCGCCTCTGGTGACTTTATTGTATGGAGGATAGTTGTTAGCAAGATTGCCGTCGTTCTTCTTCGACATATCTCTCTGCGCTTCACCAGGCTTATGGTCAGACATTTCGACCTTAAGACCTGCATTTCTCAGTTGAGTAATCTTTTCACGATTTGCATCTCTAGTATAAGTTTTACCAGACTTAGGATCAGTAACACGAACGCTGTAAAGAGTGGTTTCCTTACCATCTCTCTTTGCCATCATCATACGCTCATAAACCAGTTCAAGTGGTTTCTCTTCTTTCACAGTGAAGACTTTACCCATTGCAGAGGCAAGATCTTCTACTACCCAATCGGCACCTTCAACTGATACTTGTTCTTTCACGCCACCCTCTTTTCCAAATAGTTTTGCTTTTACCTGTGCCTGTTCTTGAGCACTCATAGATGTATTCCCCATATATTGAGAATATGCTGCCTTCAGATCAATATCTTCCCTTCTTGCACGATAGCGGATATCATACACTGCTTGTCTAACTCTCTTCTCTGAGTTTTCTTCAGTTCCACCAGTAGCGGCAGGAGCTTTCTTACCACCATCTTCACTTTTAGCAGCAGGAGCAGGAGCAGATTTTCCTCCTTCTGGAGCATCTCCACCGCCACCACCTGCAGCAGCCTGTGGATGCTTCCTTGCTGGAAGGTCCTCAAATATCTTGTTAGTCATCGGGATAACTCTAGAATACTATTTTCTTATCTTATATTTATTTATGAAATGGATTCCGTAGGTACTACCAGGAACCAAACTCTCAACATACTTTCTGTAAGCATCAGTTCCAACAAGTCTTTGATCTGGTCCAACACCAGATTTAGTTGTTCCATTGACTACTGCTTCACTAACGTCCTTAATCCAGGACTTAAACATAATCTTATCTTCGGTAACACAGATCAGATAGTTTGTGCCACGACGAATGATACGTCCAATCAAACCTGTATTCAGATTTTCTACCAACTGACCAATCTGGAATACTTTCTTTTGAATATAATTCTCACGAAGAGTCTGATAGTTATACTTGGGTGCAATCTCCCACGCTTCATTCATTATACCCATAGACTGTCTAACAGTATCAAAGATTGCTCTAGCATCTTTAGGTTTCATCTCTGGTGGCATACCAGATCTAAATGTTTTGAAGTCATCTTCAGATGCAGCAAGTCTCATTCTTGATGCAGAAAGACCTTCTACACCATCAGAGTCAGGATCTCTGTCTCCAGCAGAAACAACTTCAATGTTATCAAAATTGTAAAGATCACCATTATAATTGTTGGAGAGTTTTTCAAACTCTTTAACTCTGTCAGCACCACCAACGATTCTTACATTGGCATATCCATCATTATGTGCTCTCTTCAGAACATCAAAGATAGTTCTTGTGCTTGTGTCATTTGCGATACGTTCACTATGTTGAGGGAACATCTGTCTCATAATAGAGACTTTGGTATCAGGATCTAATGGGTTTTTCTTCTCATCCTGACTACGTGATGGAACAATCATATAGTCACTCTCTTCTGCTTCTGCAGATTGAGCAGCAGTATCCATCAACTGTAAGTGTCCTAGATGTGGAGGATTGAAACGACCAAAAGCAACTGTGAGAGTTCCTTTGGTTTTCTCTACCGGTAGGTGTCTTACTGGTTTTTCTGGTTGTTGTTCAGCAGCTGCCTGCTGTTGTGCCATTGCTTCTTGCTCTGCTGCAGCTTGCATTTGCTGCTGCATCATTGCCTGCTGTTCTTCAGGAGTTCCGTTTATTGCTTCATCTTCAATGCTAGGATCATTGAAATTAGGATCTGATATCTTCTTTTCTTTTTCTGTTTGTGGAGGATCCTGCTGACCTACTCTTTGTCTCTTATTATAAAACTTTAGTTTTCCCTTTTCTGTTTTGGCAACAAACTCCCCGCTGGAACGATCGTACCAACCTCCATGACCATCACCTTGCAGTCCCATCCTAGCCGCTTGCTGTGCCGCAACGGATTCTTGAAACTGATGAAAGAATTTCATTATTTCGCTTTACGCAAGTTCGCTGTAATTGACGACCGATTACTTAAAATGTATTCGTGCATACGTCGTCGTATCTTTATATATTTATCCTTCTCTTTTCCTTTGCAATTTTCAATCCTTTCTGTGAGTTTACCATAGACATAACCAATAAAACTATCGTATGACTTACCAGGAAAATCTTTTGCAAGTATTTTTATGTACTCTTGTTCCATCTGGTTTTTAAATATTTATGGAGAATAGCGGACTCGAACCGCTGACAGCCTGCTTGCAAAGCAGATACTCTACCAACTGAGTTAATTCCCCGAAAACCCCGAAGGGTCAGTGATTGTGATCTTCAGGAAGATTTGCTTCGATCTGTTCATCCAAATTTCGAATAAAGTTGCGAATGACAATAGTTTGTTGTCCAGGAAATTCGTAACTATCTTGTTTGGTCAATCGAAATAAAACCTCACGAATTAGTGCTGCATCGCGAAGACCTAATGTAAGATCAATATTTTTGTCGCAACTCATTTCCAACCTCCTTTTAGTACCCACTCATTGTGGTATTGATTGTTCCAATTTTTACTGATTCCGTAGGATGGTTGAATTACTTGTTCAATGTACCTACGGTTTTCTCTAGCAATATTTAAACTCTGTGCTTCAAGAGTTCGGACTCGTCCATCAACTTGAGATGCCCACCATACTGCACCTGCTCCCTGAACTAACAGAAATGATACGATAGCAAATGGGACTTTAAAGTCTTTCACAGATCTCCCTCCTCACGATTTTCAGAGTAGTAAACATCAAACTGTCCACCAGGATAACGCTTCTCAAGTTTCTTGACGTTGCGAGCAACGACTTCATCCAAAGAATAACCCAGTGCCATACACGCTTGAGCAACATACCACATCAAATCACCGAGTTCGATGAACAAATGCTCTCTGTTTGCTTCATCCCAAGGTTTTCCTTGGAAGATAACTTTCTTGATAATCTCAAGAAACTCACCACCTTCAGCATTGATACCAACACCTGCGGTCAGAAGACGCTCAATATTAGCACCCTTCTCATCCAGTTCAACCAGACGATCTGCGAGTGCAACAAAATCTGTAGATTGGTCTGAGGTGACTGCATCTACAAACTTTTGATACTTATCAAAATCAACTTGCTTTGCCATTTTAAAAGTTAAATCCTTCGAAACTTCTTTTAGGTTTGTCTTCATCATTATTATACTCTTCTTCCTGTCCACTGTCAAGGATATCGTTCTGTGCTGTCTGTTCACAGTCATACAGTCTCATCTTTGCTCTATCAATACCAACGATGAAACGTTTGTAGATGGAAAGATCATTATAGCGATTCTTCAACTGCTTCACCATAATCTGTCCCAACTGTTCCAGTTCCTCTGTGCTAATAAGGGCAAACATAAGATCAGCAGTAGCAGGGAGACCAAAGGACTCAGAAGTGTCAGTAAGGTCAACATCAGAGCTACCATAACCAGAACGAGTGGTCTGCGTGGCAGATACGATAGGGACGTTTGCTTCAACAGCCAACCCTCTAAGCTCCTCTGCAATAGCTTTAATATAGCTATATGAATTGACAGAACCGTTTCCGCGATACCTTTCGGAAGCACATATATTAAGGTAATCAATGAAAATGATATCAGGTCTAAATGACTTCTTAAGTGACAGTTCATTAAGAAGTGCTTTAAAGTGTCCACTATGTGCACTTGCAGTCGGATACTCTTTAATTATAAGAGAACCTTGAGTTTTTTTAGCAACGTTTGTCACCTTATTCTCAAACATTGGTTTGGGAAGATCTGTCAGATCTTGAATGGGAACATTCAAAAGATTAGCATCAATTCTTTCAGCAATCTTTTCCTCAGCCATCTCAAGCGTGATGTATAGTACGTTCTTGCCTTGGAGTAACACACTGCTTGCGACATGACACATAAACAAAGACTTACCAACACCAGTGCCAGCGAGAGCAATATTGAGTGTTTTATTTGGAAGGCCGCCCTTTGTAATCTTGTCGAAAAATTCGAGGTCGAACGGTATCTTATCTTCCTTTCTGTGGTATGACTCATATCGTTCTTCATAATCAACTAAGTAATCGTGACCGATATGATTGTCAAAGGATACTGCTAGAGCATCTGAAAGAATAGAGGGAATAGCATCCCTATTTTTCTTTTGATCTTGACCATCAGCGATACTGATTGATTCCATCAATGCCAAGTAAATGGCACGATCACGACACCACTTTTCAGTAGTATCTAGTAACCAAGCATCATCAACTGGTGCATCGGTCAAAGAACCAGTGATGTCTCTAGTTTCTCTGACCTCCATTTCAGAAAGATCTGTTCTATTATCAAGTTCAATACGAAGTGCTTCAGTTGTAATGGCATTGCCATACTTCACAATGAACTGAGTAATCTCCTCAAAGATAACTTTTTCAGATCTTTGCTCAAAATAATCTGGTTGAATAAACGGAATTACTTTGCGAGAATACTCTTCATTGAAAACTAAGTTTCGTAGAACAGTGGTCTCAATTCGTTCCATAAGAGAATTCTTTCTTTGCGATGTTGTCGAGTTGTTCCATCACCTCAGGGGTGAAATATGTTTCAGGGTCTTTAAGGATTGCCTTGGCATAGACCTTTTTTCCGTCAATTTCGTATCGACCTGCAACATTTTTCCAAAGTCCGCCGATCTCACCGAGTTCAAGAAGACCGTAATAACGATCAAGACCACGCTCATCATAATAAAGACGTACTGTAACATCCTTGTTCTCCTTACTTAAACGCGACTTGTGAGTCTTTGCCTTGATAAGGTTTCCAACGACTTCTGTTCCATCTTTCTCCTTCTTCTTGCTGAGATAGATGATTGTAGACGCAGCATATTTGAGTCCACTACCACCTCCCATTTCTTTTGTAGGTACATAAGAGCCAATGACATCGTAGGTATGGTTGGTAACGATCATAGGAATGTTAGCCTGCCCAAGTTTAAGTGTCAACATCCTGAACGCACCTTTAATCAGTTGTGATTTTGTCATATCACGAACCTGTTTGTCGTTGAGTGCGTCGGTGATCTCCTTTTCTGTGGAAAGCATACCCAGAGAGTCTAACACAAACATACAAGGTTTGCGTTCATCCTCTGCCTTCTTAAGATAGATATCAACTGCCTTGAGTGCCTTGCTACGAAACTCCTCAACAGTCACAACATTTACGACAACCAAGCGGGCAAGGTCAATCCCTCTACTTGCGAGTAGACTCTTATTAACAGCGGCTTCAGTGTCAAAATATAGACAATACCCATCAGGATTAGAATCCAGGAAATTTTTGACAACTGCAAGCGAGAAGAAAGTTTTTCCAGTACTAGACTCGCCAGCAATGGCAGTAATCTTATTCCCAGATACACCACCAAATATAGACCCTGAAACAAGTCCGTTAAAAATGTACGAACC